CGGTCGGGGTGACGGTCGGGGTGACGGTCGGGGTGACGGTCGGGGTGACGGTCGGGGTGACGGTCGGGGTGACGGTCGTAATCGGCGAACCAGTAGTAGATCCAGTAGTAGATCCAGATATTGCCGGGGTCGAGGCCGTCCCCGGGGTCGAGGCCGTCCCCGGGGTCGAGGCCGTCGCCGGGGAGGGCGCAGGAGACGCCGAGTCCTGGCTAAAGTAATAGAGGAGACCTCCGCCTGCGCATAAACACATGACAAAGACGACCACTAGAGCAATAATCATACCGGTGTTGCCCATTAATGTATCTAAAGATATTTTTCACACTATACATAAGGAATGTCTCTAGTTATCACCCGCCCTCCGCCCCGCCCGACCCTCGACCGCCCAGACAAGTATTATACGCTCCACTCGAAACCGAACGATGCATTTACTCTCAAAATGCCATATATGAAGCGGACATCCATCGTAGGTTTCAAGCAGTGGGATGACGCCCAGCACATCGGCAAGATGATCGAGACGTATTTTATCCATAACAAGGCCTGGCCCGACCCGCAGTCCGAATCTCTTTTTCTTCCGAACTCTCAATTAGACGAGAGAGAACTCGAGCACATCTACATCCAGATGTGGGAGTTTGAAGAGCTCAAGGTCGAGTGTACGAAGAATATGTTAGATATGATCTCGGTCGAAGAGATCGTGTCTAAGAATAGTAGTAGTGCGTTTTCGCTCGCCGGGGACATGATTACGTTCAATGCGCCCGATGAGTTTTATAGATTACGGTTCGAGGAATTGCTCTCTACTTCGGAGGGCTAGGTGGCTTTTTTTATGTAGATCTGTCTGTTGGGCTTCCCTCCCGGTTGATTTGCTGTCAGAGCACCCACGCTCTTAAGCCAGCATGACTTACCATTATCTGGGCCGTTCGTCGACACGACGAACATAGAACAACTTGCGTTTCCTGAGCAATATGTCGCACAGGCAGTTGGAGTCACATCATAAGAAAGGAGATCATTGCCATAAGTATCATGGTTATCAACCAAATTATACGAATCAAGTGGGTTTGACGGTTGAGGCGCTGGAGAGGCTCTGGGGCTAGGAGCTGGAGAGCTGGTAGAGACAGGGCTACCCGCTGGAGACGACCGGTTCAGCGATCCGAACGGAATCCAAGGACACTGGGGCCCCGCGGGGCACGACACCGACGTGGATGCAGGCGACGGACCACATGCGCCACCGTTCGAGGCGGGGGTCGTGATCGACCACGAGGTCTGCACGGGTGTTCCAGGAGTGTTGCATTTTGGGGTGACACACGCCGGTGTGCTTTCGGTCCATACACAGGGTGTAGGACACGCGGGCCCCGCGGGACACGGTATTGACCGAGATGCAGGGGCCGGGGCACACGTGCCAGTGCGTGATGCCTCTTTGCTTTTTGTCCACGTCGTCGAAACGGGTGTTCCAGAAACGCCACAGGCGGCGGCGGCGCACGGCGGCACGTTTTCGGTCCATTCGCAATTTGTAGACACTGTGGGATCCGACACACTTTTGAGCGCCACTATGGCCAGAGGCAGACTATACGATTGCCCATTGTATTCGACGGTGGGTGTAAGCGCGGAGAGAACGGATGTATCCGTCTTTCCAGTGGGATCTTTTGAGAGATACCACGTTTGTTTCGTGTCAAAATCGTGGCGAATACCATAACATTGGTTGCCTTTGTCCCAGCAGATCTGATTGGCTTCGGCCCAAGAAGGATTTCCAGGATCGAGAGTGATGTTGTTCTTAAAACCTCGCCCTCCTGCTCCTGAGTTTATATCCACATCCTGATAGTTTCCGGACGCGTCATACATGGGCTTGGAAAGAATAGAGTCTGGAGATGAAGGACTGGGTGCTGGCTGCGCCTGCTGGAGGGTACTCGTGTTTTTCTTTAACACAATAAGCACAATCACGATCACGAGAAACATTATGAGCAGTGTCTGTTTCATACTACATTACTACCAGAATTTATTTAAGAAGTCCACGGATGAATTTCCTGTAAGAGGCGGGGGTGCGCTTGGGCCTGGAGGTGGTGCTCTTGGGCTTGGAGGTGGTGCGCTTGGGCCTGGCGGGGGTGCGCTTGGGCCTGGCGGGGGTGCGCTTGGGCCTGGCGGGGGTGCGCTTGGGCAGCTCGATCCGAAAGGACACGCGATATTAGTAAAATAAATTACCAATAGAATCACCACCACAAAGATGGCGATTCCGGCCAAGATGAGTTTTAGGTCCATTATATTTTTACTCAACATTTATTCGGTAGGAAAGCCGTGCCCTTGAGAACAGCCTTGGAATACACGCCACAGAGGCAAAAGTGGATATGGGGCCAGTCCAGGGCGTCACGGTGATCAATCTCAACCTTCATAGGATTCATGTTAATCTCAGCCACCAGAGTGACTGCCTTCTCAGGGCTGAGACTCTCGGCGATGTCCATCATGTGCGCGAACCACTTGACATGAGACACATTTGCAGGATCGAAAGCCTTGATGAAGGTCGCGGTGATGGACATTTATTAAACTGGACCTAGTGTTTTTATCTAGGCCACAAGCGCACCGGCCGCACAGGGAAGGCACCCGGACGTCTTGCGACCGAAGATGAGCCAAAGGGCCATGAGTAGCAGAGCCAAAAAAAGGAGAGTCTGCTTGTTCATTTGATAGTATCAAATAAAAAAGGGAGACCGAAGGTCTTCCGTCGGGACGCTTGCGCGTCCCTCAGTCCTCTTCCTCGACCTCCTCGTCAGACTCTTCATCGGTTTCCTCGAACTCCTCCTCGTCCTCCTCGGTCTCTTCGTCCTCTGACTCGGTCTCTGAGGCTTCCTCATCGGTCGGGACGTAATCATCGTCCTCATCCACAAGAACCTTCACGAAACCATCATCGGCTGGAGCGAATCCAATTTCATCCTCGTGATCTGTGTTCAGATGCTCCGCGATCGAGTCATCGTCAATCTCGTATGTATCTTCCTCATAACGCCAAATTTTGTCGCCACACTCAGACAAGTACTTGATTGTACAAATGATACCGTCCTTCTCGACAATCTTGGCGAGAAGGGCGACAGGTTTGCGGGCACCCACGTCCGTCCAAACGCGCACCAGTGACATCCTATTGTTTTATTTCTTGTGAAGTGTTTTTATCTGCATTTCACGCACCTAGTTCAGCGAAGCCATGAGGCGATTCATGGGGCTCTTGGCCGCTGCGCGCTTGCGGCGCAGCTTCATCTTGCGGGCCATCACCGCCTTGTAACGGCGCTGGACGGGGCCCATACCCGGGGACTTGAACAGGCCCGGCAGACCATAGGCGGCCATGGGGCTGACCAGGTGCTTGCGGGGGCGGCCCACAGCGCGCTTGGGCTTCGGGCTGAAGAGAGCCACCAGGGCACCCGCCTTGACGCCGGCCCGGGCACCGCGAGCCTTGCCGCGGTTCGCACGGACCTTGCGCACCGCCTTGGGGCGGATGGCCGTCGGCACGCGCGCGCCTGAGTTGGCGATGTTGCGCTCAGTGCCGCCTGGGCTCTTCACGAACCGGGCCTTGGGACCATACACGGTCCCGCCCTTCTCGGACTTGGCAATGTACTTGCCGTCCGCGGTCATATAGATCACGCGGCGCTTGGAGTTCAGGAACTTGGTGGGGGCCTTTCCGATAGCGGGACGTCCACGAGCCATTTGCTGGTACTATTACAAAATAAAATAATCTAGAACTTCCACCTGTGGCCACACTTGCAGCTGGCAAAGGTCGTCATGGGCTCTAACGAGGCGAGTCAGTAAAAAGAACATCATAACAAAACTATAGAAAAACGCACCGTCCGCGCTCCTGGTCTGCATCTGGAAGTAGCTCGTCCCCTTGTTGCTCCGACATTTTCCGCAGGTCAGGATCCCCACGTAGTCCTCGTCCGCCGCGGTCTTGCGCGCCTCCCTTTCCATATCGAGCTTCCGAGCATTGAAGATGCTGGACGAGTAAGGTCCGTCTGGCCACAGAATGTCCGGGCTGTAGGTTGCGAATTTTGCCGACTCGAGCTCCTTGTTCTTGAGCCTGTAGGGCAACTCGGGAACAAAGTCAAAATTCACCCTGACCTGATCATCCAGGACCGATAGACCGAGCCTGATCTTTGTTGGGGGCGATCTCTTGAGTTCGGCCAGAAGACTATGGACCTTGTGCTTGTAGACGAATTTGAATCTAGAATTGTCCCACGAGGCCTGGTACTTGGGAAACTTCTTGACCGCCCAGTTCAGCACGGACCTCTCACAGTTTCGTGCGAGCGCACCACTCGACAGGTAGCTCTCGAACTGAGAGCGGGTATAGTCACGGAGAGGGTGATCCATTTTCGTTTTAGGTCTTCAGTCGTTAGCCTCTCCTGGCCTGATGGGGACACGAATTTTTTCTCGACCCATCTCAAGATGTGGCCCCTGACGGTTGCCCTCGGATTTGTGATTGCCTATTTTATTCTAAAATTCGCAAAGATCCAGACAAGCTCGGAGTATCTTCCAGGTCGGTCGTACTACAAGAGCGGCCCGAAGGTCTCCCCATCTCCCCTCCCCGTGGACAACGCACTTGTCGGGGTCGGACTGGAGACGCGCGTGAAGAACCCATCGACGAGTGTTATGGATTCTGGCTCTCCTGTATCGATGGTCATGATGAGTCCAGCTCCTATGGAGATGTCAGCCACACCCCCGATGACGATGTCAGGAGCCCCAGCGCCGATGGTGATGTCAGGAGCCCCAGCGCCGATGGTGATGTCAGGAGCCACACCCCCGATGATGATGGATGGAGCCCAAGCGCCGAGTCCGATGATGGCCGCGGGGAACGCACCAGTCACTATGACTCCACTGCCGCCTTCTCCCGTCGTTTAATACCCAGTACACTTTCGAGCTTTGATTCGGCCCGCACGAGTGGTTTGTTTCTCTTGAGTCTGAGCGTATCGCCCTCGGCCGATGAGTTTTCTATAGCCCTCAGGCGACTCCCGGTCCCTGAGGGCTTCTGTATGGTTCCGGTCGTCGTCGATGTGCCCGAGATGGTTCCTCCACCCATAGTCCCAATTTCTACTACATATATCTTTTCGAAAGGATAATGGACCACTGGAGGCTCGACGCGGCCTCCATAGGATCTGAACTCTTCGATCGTCATAGTCCCGCCGAAGCAGGCCAAAGCCTCCCTCTTCGGCGCGGCCCACAGAGGCACGTGCTTCCCGAACGTCTGCATCCGCATGAGCGACAGGAAAGACTGAATCTCCCCGGCCCGTGCAGAATTCATATTGATCGCATAGGCCTTGGCGCATGGCCATGAGCAAAAGTTGCCAATCGTCCCGAAGACTTTGGTTCGGTCATTGTACTTGACGGGTAAGTGAAGACACGGGAGTTGGGGGAGGGGGTGAACGCACCAGAAACAGAGGAGACCTTGGTCCATATAACTTAAAAACTGATAGTCTTTATTAATATATGATTCTGTCGATCGATTGTGGAATCAAGAACTTGGCAATGTGTTTAATTCATCCGGCGACAAAGAAGATTCACCAGTGGGATGTCTCTGGGGTCCCGCCGCTCCATGCGGACGGCATCTTCCCATGTATGGTCCGGCACCTCAAGGAGAAGCCGTGGGTCCTGGAGGCCAAGACGGTCGTGATCGAGAAGCAGCCCGACAAGAACCGAAGCATGAAGGCGATCGAGAACCTTCTTCACACCTATTTCCTGGTTTCGGAGGGTGAACGCGAGGTGGTCATCTGGGACGCGCGGCACAAGATCCCAGACTGCGCCGGACCGGGCAAGGCGATGTATGCCAAGCGCAAGAAGGCGTCGATCGAGCGAGCCAGAGAGTTTATCGCGGGCGACGGACCGAATCAGGATCTCGTGAAGTTTTTCGACTCGCACAAGAAGAAGGACGATCTGGCCGATACGGTGATGCAGGCCCTTTCGTTTATCGATAAGCGGCCCGAAGCGCCAGTGACCCCAGCGAAACCCAAAAAAGTCTCCCCGCGGAAGCCAACGGACAATCAGGTCCGAACAAAGTACAGCAAGGCGAATCTTGCTTGGCTGGTGAAGACCAACGCGAAGCAGGATGCGCGGTTCAGGAAGGACCTTGCACGGTACTATCGTGACTTGTCTGAATTAATTTCAGAGTTTAAACTATAGATGGACGCAGGAACAAAACAGCTGGGGACTATGGTCACCGGCATTTTTGTCGTTTTAATAATTTGCGCATGCTGTGTATATTTTGGTATGGAGACAGCGAAGAATATGAAGGGGTCTCCGGCACCGGCCCCAGCCCCAGCCCCAGCCCCGAGCTCTGGCCCTCTATGTACCGACAAATCTCTTAGTGTGTTCCCTTCTCCGGCCCCGGCTCCTTCCCTCACAATCACCGCGCCGGTCGGTACAACTATTTCGGCGATCGATTATGCGAACTTAGGGAACGCTACCGGTGTGTGTGGTGCATATACGGACGGTTCGTGTGTTCTTTACCCAAATACAACGGTCAAGAATCTAATCGATACCGCGTGTGTCGGCAAGAGTACGTGCTCTGTGAGTATTGACCCGTCAACCTTTGGAGCTTTTACACAACCATCTACCGCGTCGTGCAAGACAAATCCAAAATTAAACGTTCAATACCGAACGACCCTTCCACCTTCCCCTGTTGCATCTCCCGCACCATCTCCCGCCCGCTAGATCACCAGCAACTTCTGGTGTCCGACGCGAATCTTGGTGTCGACATAGATCTGGTGGCCGGCGGCCTGGATCGCACGGCAGAAGGAGACATCCTCCGAGTTCATCTCGGTCAGTCCGCCGATAGACTGCAGCTCCGAGTGGAACCACGGGTACTTGATGGACTCGACGACACCCTTGCGGACGAGCATCCAGCCCATACCGGTATAGGCGACCGGCTTGTACTGAGGGGCGCCCTCGATATCCTCGGGCCGCATAAACTTGAAGGTTCCGGTCTTGGTGAAAAAGTCCTCATTCCACTCCTGGACAGTCGCAAAGTGCTGGAGGTCCTCCATCATGTACAGGCCGGCCGTGACGTCGTGGGGGCTCTCCAGGAGGTTGAAAAAGTCCTCGGGCTTGAAAACCACATCCGAGTCGATCCACATCATCGCGTCGTACTCGACCGCTCCCTGAAAGGGCTGCTGGTCAGGGCCCTTGAGGACATCCCCGCCGAGACACTTGGCCCGAGCAAAGTGCACGACCGACGAATACTGCTGCGAAATCATAACCTGATGCCCTCGTGCAGAAGCCTGCATGAGGAGATCGGACCAGGCCAGAAGGAACTGGCGATCATAGGACTTTCCAGGGAGACAGAAGACGAGCTTCATTATGAATAAAATACTCGTATTCTTTAGATGGGAGCTGAAGTAATCATCATTATCTGTTGTATTGTGTGTTTTTGTGTATCAAGCTTGGCTGGGGCGTTCGCTTATCCTCCACCAGAAACGGTTATCTCAGATTATGATGGATATGATAAGGTGGCGACGGGTCGTGTTGTCTATGACAGAGTACACTCTTCATCCGAAACAGACGAGAAGATGTGTGCATTAGGTTGTACCACCGACTTTACATGTAAAGGCTTTACTTCATGGACTACAGGTACTGGATTTTTAGAAACACCTCATTGTCTCCAACAGACAACATTAGTGAACCCATGGTTTACAGTCCCAGCACGTCTCGTAAATAAACCTAATACGGCAAATATTTTTGTTAAGACATCTTAATGAAGACTGCTATTCTGATTGGATTTGGAATAATTGTTATCATTTTGCTTCTTTTTCGAATGTCGAGTTCGGCAGACCCTGTCAGTCCTCCGCCCCCAGTCCCGTCCCCAGTCCCAATGGGTCCCACGAATAACCAGCAGTGGTTTTTAGTAAAGCCCGACGAATCGTGCCCACCGGGATACTCTAAGCCTGATCCGGCAAGCAGCCCGACCGTATGTAAATTAAATAACTCATAGTAGTAGAATGGCCGGTGACGATGGGGGTGGCACGATTGCTATCCTCCTTGTTTTTGTGTGCTGTATAGTCTCTTGTGCTATAGGACTTATAGTATGGGCAAGCGGAGGGTCTCTTTCGAGTGTAACGGATGTTTCAAAACTCCGAGAGGCGCTCAAGAAGATTACTTTCACGAGGGCCGAACAACCAAATCTTCTTAATTATAACACTGCCGTTACTGGTGCGTACGGGTATGGGCGTGTACGTAATGCCGTTACTGTTCCAGGGTCAGATCTTGGGTCTATTGTTACTGGAAAAACATCCGCCCAATGCGACGATTTGTGTCACACGACGACGGGATGCTTTGGGTATACCGTGGATGGAACGAATTGTCAGCTCAAGAATAACGTGACGGTTCTAGATTACAAACCAAACGTGGACAATCTCTACGCTTCACAAGACGTGGGAGGATTTCTGTATGAACACTTCCCCTACGAAAGAGTAGAAGATGGATTGATTCCGGCAAGCCATACATGGACCTTCACTGGGTCTTTTATAAATGCTGTATCGAACTGTCACATGAACAGCACAAAATGTAAAGGGTTCACATGGGACGGAAATAGTACGGCCGTTATGTATCCTCAGATTTATGCAGTCGACGGAACAAAGCCTAAAACGGGTCAGGCGGGAGTTTATACTATTCCGGACAATCCGCCTCTCTACGTGGCTATCCCTGGAAAGACGTATTCGGACACTCCGACAACTACGGTCACTACAGTCCCACAGTGGGCCCTTCCTCAGCCGTTCAATCCGACATCTGACTCAGATTACTTTACGAATGTCGGCGGCCCGAAATGGCAAGGAGGTGCAGGATGGAGCGCTGGCCCCGATAGTTATGCCCAAAGGCTCGATGGTCTCGCATACGGCCCGGGCTCGCATGTATCGAGCAACACGATAACGGTCGCTTCACTCAACGGCTGCATGAATGCGTGCGTGGCCAACACATGGTGCCAATCATTCACTTATGATAATTCAGTAAAGTCGTGTTACATGCGCCGGGATCAAGTGGCGTGGCCCGGCCGAGACATCGACGCGCCGACTCAACAGGCGTGTGTTGCAGTGAATAATGGAATAGCCGGCCCTGCAAACAAAACGTGCGGGTGTGGATTTCAGGGAGGCAGTACAACAAATTGTAACAACAACATCATTCGTGCGAATGCTGGAAAAAGCGATGGGAACAAAGTGTCATATGTCCGCAAGAATCCGCCACTTCCCCAATATTGTCCACAGCAGTGCAAGAATAACATAGATTGTAAATTAGCCTGGTATGATACGAGCAATGGAAACTGCAATATGTACGAATTTGCGCCGACCCAGGCAGGTTCAGGATCTGCAGCAACACAATCTACGACGTGGATGTTGGAGAATTTTCCCGGATAGTAATAGATGGATCCATTTATGCTTTTGGTGATTGCGTGCATAGTGAGTTCTGTTTTAGCCGCACTCGTCGGTGTGGCTTATTTTGTATTGAATAAACCGGTGAAAGAAGAAGCACCTCTGTTGTCTCGAGCTGATATTATGGCCCTCGCATCCAAGTTTAATACGGCTTCTTCGCGTCCAGTCCCATATTCTAACGTACTGGGATATAGTCTCGGGCATGGCGGCCACGTATTGTCACCGCCCGGGCCCATAGCCGGATCATTGTCAATCAGAGGCTGTAATAATTTATGTAATGGAACTCCAACATGTAAGGGGTTCCAGTTCAACTCGACAACTAGCACGTGCGAGCTCCTAAGCAACATTGCAAATACGTACTATACATACGACCAGGGATGGAATCTCTTTGTTACCGGAACAGTCGCCGATATTGCTATGGGTGCCGAGCAGCCCGGAATGGGCTATAGTACTTCCGCACCTGTCATTACGGGCGCTACGACATATGAAAAGTGTGCACCATACTGCTTTTCGAACTTATCATCATGTAAAGGAATGAGCATCTCCCCATCAGGCTGTGGTCTCTTGGCGGTTGGGGCAATTTCTGCACAAAGCGCGGGGACCAGTTCTTGGCAGACTACTCAAATAACGCACGGGAACGGCCTTCCTTCGAGCCCGGCCCCAGCCCCGTCATAATTTTCTTAACGTACATTATAATGGGTAATGAGCAGTCGACCGTCGCAAATATCGTGAACAAGTCGTGTATGACTGTCACGAATGATTTCGTCTCGAAAAACATCTCGAAAACTGCAGTGACGTCTGTGAACACACAGACTTTCACTATAAATATTGGAATTGCAGACCACTGCCCAATTAACGCATCTCAGACTATAAAGGCAGATGTATCAGCTCTCCAGTCCGTGAGCGAGACAAGCTCACGAGAATTGGCAACACAGCTTCAAGGTCAGCTTTCAGCGGCCCTCGACCAGTCTACATCGATGATTAGCGGTCTCGCGGGGGGCGGTGGAAATGCCCAGAGCACGAAAACGGATATTCGTAATGAGATAACACAGTCTATTGCGAATCGCATTACGAATACAAACATCAACGAGGTCGCCGTGGATTCATTCAACACGAACACGATGACTATGAACATCGGTGTCTGTCAATATTCCCCGATTAGCGCGAACCAGGGCATCGTCTCGAACGTCATCGCCCAAAACATTCTGACGCAGATTTCTCAGGATATCGCGAGCAGTCAGGCAGTCGCAACCCTGGCCGCAACTGCGAAGCAGACATCGAGCCAGGAGAATAAGGGCCTGAATGACCTGGTCGACTCTATGGGCAAGGCGATCTCGAGCATCATCGGCTCCGTCACCGGACCTATGGGGGCCGCCTACATCGCGTGTGCCATCATGTGTTGCGTGTGCTGCGCGGCCCTCCTCTACTTCATGATGAGCCCAGCCGGTCAGCAGGTCGCGACCACGGCCGCAAACACTGGGTCAAATCTAGCAAAAAGTAAAATGGGCTAAATAAATGGAGGCTGCTGAAGCGCTCATTGTGACTTATTTTGAAAACAGACCATGTGATGTGGTCCAAGATATATATCGTAGTTCTGGCCTCAAATGTTACGACTATTGGGAAGGAGAACTACGACATATACTCATTGATTCGTGCCTCGTGGCATGTGATGAAGTTCCCGAGTACTACCGGAAAAAGTATCCAGGTCCCAAAATATGGATCCGCGACATGGACACCGAAGACAAAAAGTGTCTATTCAATTGCTTTGTTCTTGAACTTGGGATGTTTCCAGCAATCTTCCCATTTTCTCTCAAAGACTTTCAGATTCCGGCGGTTGCTCCACGGCCAGCAGACTGAGCGGCGAGAAACGCAGCGATACCCCCGTTTCCTCCACCATCCTCATCTCCACTCATGGCCAAAACAATAATCATCAAGACGCACATCATCATAATGCAGATGCATCCACCGATACCCCCATATTGTTTAGTTGACGTATTTAGGTATTTTTCAAGGCTCGGGAAGGGAAGTGACGAAGAAGTTTTGGGGGCCGGGGTGCGGGGCGCGGGCGCTGGCGGGGAAGGACTGTTCATTGTAGTAGTCCCATTCCCCCCGACAGTCGTCGATGCTGGAGTGCTTCCTCCATAATTTGTCGTGACTGTGACTGTTTGCTCCTGATGGCATGAAGTATTTATGGGAGAACTCATCGCCACGCCGATGTTCACTTGTTGACTACAAATTTGAACAGCCATGGCGGGGCACGTGGTGGCATAGGGCGACAAATAGCTGTTATTTGAACGTTCGGCCCATGCACACGCTCCTGCGATGCATGCTGGATTGTTACCCATCGCATTTATAGCGGATGACTTTTCGGGATTATCGGGCATACTCACGATGGGTCCAATTCTAGTCGTGACACCTAGGAATGTTTGGCCCTGATCTGTAAAATCGGCACATCCAGGATAGGTCTTCATAGGGGCATCGAAGCAGTTGCTCGTTCCTTGATATCCAAAGTCTCCTACATTAATACACGAGCATATAGCATTTGTGCGATTCGGGCCCGTTGACTTTGAGGCTGATGCGAGAGGACTTCCTCGGCAATACGTCTGAAAAAGAGTTGCGACTTGGCCATTCGTATCGTGACCATTTCGCACGATAGACTTGAGGTACGTCAAGACACCCGCGTTATTAATCCATGTAAATCCAGTATCGGCCAGACACAAGTTCACAAGTTTTGTGTCGAAGTTTGTTGTACTCGATGAAGAATCACCCGGATCTCTTAATGCGGGCGTGCATCTCGATGTATTCGACATGAGGTCCGCGAAACCTAATGAATCACACCACCTGGACTTTATGAGTTTCTCATCATGTGGCGTCACGCCTTTTTCAACCATATCGTTCCAGTGAAGATCTACATTGAAACCAATATTTTGAATGATTGCTGAACTCGTTTTATCATTCATACCATGCCCATTAGGAACATCTATATTAAAACAGCCTGAAAAGTCACTTCCTCCCGTCCAGCCGTCTCGTCTATCATAGTATCCTTCGGTATTACCATCTCCCCATCCAGTATTTTCATCAAATATAAATTTCCATCCGAGAGGAATTTTATACCCAGACATGTTGTCATTAATAAGACTAGAATTATTTAGCTGACTATTCACTCCTGTGAAAAAATTCCATGGCGCTCCACCTCCAGTACATGAACCTGCTGTTGTACCACTTGCCCAATCAACCCACCCAACAATATTTGTTGTTCGGTCCGAATCCTTTAATATGCTCGGATCAGATAATTTTGGATTGTTTGCTTTTCTCCAGTTTGTACTTTTTTTAGAATAAAAGTCATAGGAGTTTGTTGAGACCCCCCCAGGACAGGTCCCATTAGAAAGACCTACAGTTTTAAAATAGCCACCATAGCCACCTTTATATCTGTTAAATCCTTTACAGGTATCGGACTGATTACATCTCCAAGCCATAATTTCAGCACTATCCCATACACTGTGTGCTATATCATTGCTCTGACAATCGTAGTTTTGCTTGACATCATAATTTGCAATTTCATTATTAGGATTTTGCCAAGTAGATTCTCCTGAAACTGTAGATGGATTACTGCCGGCATTGAACAAGGCTTGCATCTCAGTCCACCCCATATCTATTGTATGAAAATAAAAAAACTCGAACCATCTGAAGTATGAAAGCTGTGGTCAGGACCCCATACTACGACTGGGACGGGCGGAAGTACATGGAGTTTCAATTTGAAAACAAAATTACACGAGTCAAGATACCCTTCAGGTACGGCCGAGTCATGTGTCGGGTCGAGGGCCTGAAGACAGTCCAGGAGTTTCAAAAGGGAGACCAGGTCGACATAACGATCGGATACAAAATGTGGGATGGCGAGAAATATTTGGTCTTAGAGAGTATAGCCGAAGTTTAAGTATGTCTGGGACCCTCTCACGAAACGGAATTTTGATTCAAAATTGCCCTGACATAAAAAGAGAACTCACTGTTCGACCAGTGACCAATGAGGCCATTGGGATTCCAGCCCCGTCCTTCAAAGTCTTTCGGGTCGGGCCCACCAGGGACGCCCCTCTCCTTGTTCCCCGGTACTGGGCTCGCGAGCGTTTCGGTCCCCCCTCCCAAGATTCCAGAAAGTGTCCTGTTAGTTGTGGGAGCCTTAATTTTGTTGGAAAATTGCGAGAGAGACAGCCCGAAGCTTTCGCTGCCGGAGTCAAAGCCTTTGAGGAACATGGAGGGGGTGTCCTGTCCCTCGCCCCGGGCCAGGGAAAGACATGCATGGCCCTGGCTTTTTCGGCACATCTAAAACTTCGGACCCTCATCGTGGTCCACAAAGAGTTCCTGGCGAATCAGTGGCGGGACCGCATCCAGCAGTTCTGTCCGGGTGCCACCATCGGTCGTATCCAACAGGGAATCTGTGACACCGACAAGGACTTTGTGATTGCCATGATCCAGACCCTGTGCAGCCGGGGCGAGGACGCCCTGCCCTCCAGAACTTTTGATCAATTTGGGTTCTTAATTGTGGACGAGGCCCACCACATAGGTGCGGCCGCCTTCTCACAGGCCATGTTCCGCTTCTGCCCCAGGTACACCCTGGGACTCACCGCGACCCCAGAGCGCAAGGATGGTCTGACCCGTATCCTGTACTGGTTCCTGGGTCCAGAGTTTTTCAGAGTCCAGAGGGAGAACCAGAAGACGACCAAGGTCGAGGTCATCGCCTACAAGGACCCAGCCTTCAAGGAGTCTCCCCCGGTCACCAGGTTCGGGAAGATCAATATGGCCCAGATGGTCACGGACGTCACGGATCTTCCCAGAAGGAATGAATTTATAATCAAAATTGCGAGGGAGGCGGCAGAGGGAGGACGAAGGGTCCTGATCCTCTCGGACCGAAGGGAGCACTGTCAGTTCTTGGCGGGAGAGTTCGGTTCCGAACTCTCCGGGTTGTACTATGGCGGACTCAAGGAGGCCCAGTTGGATGAGTCCTCACGGAAGCGCATCATCATAGGGACATTTGCCATGGCCCAGGAGGGTCTGGATATTCCTGTCCTGGATACGATCATCTTGGCCAGTCCCAAGTCGGACATCACACAGGCTATCGGGCGTATCATGCGAGAGACGCCCGGTAAGCTGAATAATCCACTGATTTATGATATAGTGGACCATTGGTCGGTTTTTCATTCTATGGCCCGTAAGAGGATGACCATCTACAAGGTGTCCGGGTTCGAGATCGCCGGGGCGGCCCCAGATGAAAAGCCCGTCGAGGTTTTTGGAAAGGGGAAGTGCTTATTTAAGTAGAATTCTTTGTCATGAAGTAATACCCGCCTCCCAGCAGCATCAGAAGGCAACAAGCAATCAATACATACCAATACGTTGCAAGCCCGGATGACTTTTCTGGGGTCGGCGCTGGCGCTGGAGAGAATGCCGGTGATAGTGCCGGTGATAGTGCCGGCAAGCCAGTTGCAGGGGGGATAGGAGGTGACGTCACTGGTGGCAAACCTGACACAGATCCCAAAGATGGAAGTGTCGGCATTGTCGGCAAACCTGACACAGACATTATACTACTTATCAAGAAATAACTGGAGTAGATGCGTTAATCTGAGTCACGGTGTTGTTGGCCCACGTTGCCAGGTCAGTCTTTATCCGCTGTTTGACCGTAGCTGAGGTACTGTTCCAGGCTGTAGTTCCTTTCGCCGTGTAGGCCGTCATCACCTTGTTCAAAACGTTGTCCTGATACATTTGTTTGAGATCGTCGGGAAGACCCTTGAACTCTGCGAGATCCATAATGCCGATCGGGGTCGTTGCTGTATAGAAAGACATCTGGGGACCCATGAAAATCTTCATGGCCATCAGCAGTACCACGATCCAGAGTGCGATGCGCTCCCAGTCGTACATTTCTATTTAGCGTATATTAAAATATTATTATATAGTAAATGGACCTCGCCCCTGGAGATATTACTAAGCAAGCCCTGACCAATCAGATCCGCATCAATGCTGCGATTGAGAAGGATCTGATTGACATCGCGTCGCGGAAAGCGTGCGCGTGTTCTTTTAACCAGCAGATGCCAGACGTCTACAAGTCGTCTATGAATAAGTAATCACGAGTGCTGCGCACTCGGTCTTTAACGCCTGAGTGAATCCATGATACCCATCAGGATGATGCTCGCAACAAAACCCATCACGATATAATTACACTCAGTATTATCTGAGGTGGGAGTTCTCCAGCTCGCTCCCACCTGAGGTTCCGGTCTGTACGCAGGGGGCTTCGCGGCCCACTTATCATCGAATGGTGCATATGACAGAACCATTCCCTATTTTTAGTTTAGATTTTTTACCAAGTCCGAAGGACTTGTTCCAGGGGACGTGCTGGGGCTTCGCCCTCGTTTGTGAGCTTCGCTCACAAACTCACCTCCTTCTTCCCCTTGCCCTTCGGCCCGCGCTTCTTGGAGGCGCTCATCTTCACCTCGCGCGTGTCCGGGTCGCCCTCATCGATGCTCACGATGTCAGAGACCGAGTCCGTCTCGCCTGAGCGCCCGGGGCGTGTCTGGATCGCCTGGGGAGGTCCCATCATGTTCATCAGGGACCCAAAGTCCATTCCCGGGCCCTTCATATCACGCTGGCCTGGGGCGGGAGGCGCTCCTCCCTGCTGGCTGCGCATGACGGCATCCATCATGTTCTGCTGAAGGCCCGGGTTCTGCTGCATCACCTTGGTCATATCAGGGACGGCCGCCTTGAACATCGAGTTCGTCAGGTGGAACATCATTGCAGAGCCGCCGACCATCATGATCAGCTTCACCTCGGGGGCCATCTGGATCTTTGTCTTGTACTTGTTGTGGAGCTCCTCAAAGACTCCATCGTAGTCCTCGACATTCTCCATACAATTCTGGGACCAGCCGTTGAGCTCCAAGTCGAACGGGTCGAACTTGTCGTTGAGAAACTCCAGGCCGGTCACGCAGGCCACGAGCATCCGCCGCTGGAACTTGATCGACCGGTCAACCTCGATGCCGTACGTCATCCGCTTGTACTCGGTGCGAATCTCCTCGATGTCGCTGTAGATGGTCAGGCGAGCACTGGTCGCAATGCCCTTCTTGGAAAGGCGAGAAATCTTGTTCAAAAGATCGGCCTTCTCATCCTCGATCGTCTTGTAGCCCTCGGACGGGGTGTTCGAGCCGGCACCCTGGAAGCCCTCCTGCTGCCCCTCAGCTCCCTCGTCGCCATACTCCTCATCCTCCTCGCCGCCATCAAACTCCTCGGCCATAGGCGGGGGAGGTGCCGTACGCTTCCCAGGATTCATGAACATATCCAGACCCTCATCGGGGGCGAACTCGGGCTGAGAAGGCCCAGGAGCACGCTTGGCAAACGGACTGGGACGGGAGGGCTTGGGCTTCAGGGGAACCGACTTTCTCGACGGGGCCGCAAAGGAAATCTCATCAAGCAACTTGGTCTCATCGTCGTTCATCGATAGAGACTTGCCCTCGTTTGTGTCAAAAGAAAACTCCATCTACCAGTTTTGTAGAAAAGTGCTCGCTGGCTTTAACGCGGATCGGCCAACTCGGCCTGGTCCGAGTTGTACTAAGACCAGGCGGCCCTGGAAAAAATGTTGACAAAAAGCAAATGGCATTCAAGTTTGGAAAGATGGTTATCCATGCGACCATCATCGGTCTTCTGCTAGCGATCCTGGTCATCCTGGTGAAGGGTGGCGGGCGGACCTCCGCCTCGTACTACGAGCCGTCTCCCCTCGTGATTACGTCGGGCCCCAACGTCAGCGCGGACCCCAAGAGCATCTTTGACATCAAGCCGTCCCTGGATTGTGTGGCGGGTCCATCGAAGGATGCCGCCTACTACAGCAGCGGCCTGACCCCAGGTGGCCTGTGTAATTCGGGCGAGTACGTCAAGGACAACATGCGCGACTATGCGATCGCCGACGGCGTCGGTGGGTCGCTTCTGGAGAAGTAGGGAAACCTCAGGTTTCCCGGCCCCAAAATATTCCCAGTACATAATAGAAATGTGTGACACCGAGGTGTACACGATCCGTGTTGATTCAGTCTACTCCAGCTCGAACTCGAGCTTCATAGGCTACATGAACATCCCTTTGCGAAACGTGATCAAGGCGGAGCTTCTTTCGGTTAGCTTCCACGCGAATGCAACATGGCCCACGACCACTTCGGCATTCTATATCCATATTGAGGAGCTCAAGTCCAAGTTTAATGACAAGACATATCTTCAGTACAGCAGTCAGGTGGCCGGTCTTAAGACGACCGAGGGGGTGGCACCTTCGACCGCCGTCTCAAATGTTGGGCAGCTCGCGAGTTCGATCGTATGCATTCCAGTCGAGGATTCGTCTGCGGAACACCGGACGATCTTTAATAGCAATTCCTATTTTCCCGTTGAAATTCCTTACATCGAGCCGATCCGGCAGATTGAGAAATTCACAGTGAACGTGTATATAGCGTCTGGAGCACAGCCAGTCCTTAGTCGCGGTCCGACCTACCTGAACCTTCGCATCACATGTTCGAAGCCGAACAGATGTCTGTATCCTGACCGACGCGGTGAGCCCCTGTTGTGAGCGTTGGGCTTCGCCCGAGTAAAATCTCAGATTTTACTAGAATGGACTACGTCGTGTACGTAGACTCCAATAATCGTAATCAGACCCTATTTCCAAATTCAAATTCATATACCCTCTTTCTGTCGACACCTATTTATAACGTCAGCAAGGTCGAGCTCGTCTCGGCCATGTTGCCGAACGTCTACAGTTCGCAGTATCTGACTTTGGATATCGCCGAGCTCCGGTCAACCCAGACGCTGGTCGCCTCGGCGCTCACAGCAGGTTCAAAGACAACGGCCGTACCGAACTCGAATGCTTACTCGGGCGCCTTTGCCTTTGTGCCAGTCAAGGCGGCCACGTCTCTCGCATCGAACGTCTCGACATTTTCAAACACGAGCTTCACATACAACAACGAATTTTACTCCCAAAATTACAAAATCTCTGTCGAGTACCCGTCGCGCATCGATAGCATCGATCGTCTGACAATCTCATGGAGAAATGCCGGGAACGGAGCCCTCTTTTACGACTCTCTGTTAGGCCAGGACCTCGGTCGAAATATGTTCCTTCTTCGCTTCGACACCATCATGGTCCCAGACGAGCCCGAGAGGCCCGAGAGCCTCCCTCCACCGGTCGCATGGGACTCTGGCGAACGGCAGAAGATGTATGTGATGGCCGCGGCTCTTATTTTGGGTCTTTTTATCATATTCTTCGGGAGACGCCGACCAGTGCCTGGAGCGTAGGGGTTTTTTCCCCACTCCTAATAGATGTGTGACTCCATCACAAACGGGGGATCCTATATACAGTCTTCGGGCGGCTCCCAGTCGTCTTGCCCCCCTGCAAATGTTATTATCGCCTCGAATGTCCTAAGCACGAACGGAAATGTCATTTGTGGGAATCTTATCAGTCAGGACGGAACCTTCACGGGGAATCTCTATGTCGCAGGCCAGGTCATAGGGAACATATTTTTAAACACAATTAACTCGTCCGTTCTGAATACTGGAAGTATATTTAGCTTAAATTACTACGGAAACGGATCGGGCCTCTCGAACCTCCAAGCTTCGAATCTTGTCGGCACAATTTCAGCCACAAATTTGCCAACGACCGCTGTCGCCCCAGGAACATATGGTTCCTCGGCCAACGTCTTCCAAGGGACGATCGACCAGTATGGCCGAGTCACGCAGGCCGCGAATGTCTCGATCCTTTCATCCCAGTGGACGACTATCCATGGCAATGTCGCGTACCAAAATGGTGTATCGATCGGGACAATCTCCGACCCGCCACCTGGGTCGAACCTCTATGTCCTTGGAACGGCCAACATCTCGACCCTCAATGTGGATTACCTGACGGTCAACTCGGCCGTCGTCTATGGAACGACCACCCTGAACGTCTATGGAATTTCGAACCTAAATTCAGTTATCGGAAACTTATACACTGGGAATGGATCAGGTCTCAGTAACATCAATAGTTCGAACATCATAGGGACCGTGGCTACGGCCATATCTGTCACGGGAAGTTCCCAGCCCAACATCACTTCTGTCGGAACTCTCTCTGGGCTTGCGGTCCAGGGGCTACTGGTCGCTTCCAACGGGTCTGGAATTTCAAACCTTAATTCGTCAAATATTGTCGGGATACTGTCATCGTCTCAAATTTATGGAAACACCCTTTCGAACATTAACGCCTCGAACTTGGCCTTTGGTCTCGTGAACTCCTCGCTCGTCTATGGTAACACCCTTTCGAACATCAACGCCTCGAACATTGTGGGACTTACGAACGTTTCGGGCAACACCCTTTCGAACATTAACGCCTCGAACTTGGCCTTTGGTCTCGTGAACTCTTCCCTCATCTACGGAAACACCCTGTCGAACATCCAAGCCTCGAACATCTCAGGACTTGTGACTGTTTCGGGAAACACCCTTTCGAACATCAACGCCTCGAACTTGGCCTTTGGTCTCGTGAACTCCTCGCTCGTCTATGGTAACACCCTTTCGAACATCAACGCCTCGAACATTGTGGGACTTACGAACGTTTCGGGCAACACCCTTT